ACAAGCCGCTTCCAGGGCCGCCAGGCTCTCCTTGAGGGCAGCTTTCTCCTCGGCGGTTTTAGCGCCTTTCACGGCGTCCTTACCCTCGGCGACCCGTGTCTTTGCGGTTTTGGTCTCGGCTTTTGCGGCTTTCACGGCATCAGCCAGGCGGGCCAGCTCCTCCTTGCGCTGCTCGGCGCTCATGTCTTTAATATCCATGTTTTCAGTTTTTTAACAGTTTGCGGGTTTTATAGACCCCGAACAGGATCAGCGACACGGCTGAAACCTGTCCGATACGCATCCAGGTCCGCTGCCAGGTATTCAGGCGATTGACCTCGACGACTTGAAACTCTTTGCGGGTGGACGTATGGCGTTCGATGCGGTCTTTCAAAGTCAGGTAAATAGCCATACTGTCGGCCTGGGCCGTAGCCGTCAGGACATTATCGCGGACCTCGATGTCGGGAGGCTTCAAGCGGTTCCCCGCCTGGTACTCCATCAGTCGGCGCATCTGCACCTGACCCACGCTGTCGCATTCGAGAAGCGCCCGGAGCATCGACTGGTCGCGTTCGAGGACCACCACCGTATCCCGGACCTGTTCGGTCACGGTCACCGTATCGGTCGCCTCCGTCTGCGAAGATTGCAGTTTGAGGCTTGGACTGCACGCGGCCAAAAGGGCTGCGAGCAGAATAATCAGCATTTTTCTCATTGATCAAATCGTAAATTACGTTTTCGTCGTTCTTGCCACGGATCAGCTTGATCAGCGACACGAAGGCTTTGGCCTGCGTGATGATCGCCAGGTTCTCGAGGATCGAGATAAGCTCGCAGACGCACAGGTAGGCCGCCATCAGTCGGTGCGGAATGATCCACAGATTCGGGACGAGCTTGTCGATCAGAAAGGCCAGCAGTATCGCGGCCATGTAGCCGATCAGTTTGCCTACGCTCTTGCGCATTCGGCGCGACGATCGAGGTGCGTGGCGGTTCTTGCTGGCGAGAACACCGAAGACGAGATCGGCGAGCCAGAACAGGAACACAATGCCGATTACCTCCTGGCATGGTGCGAAATAGGCTGCGGCCACCAGGGACGCCTTGATTGCATACTGACCGAGATACTGCACAGCTCCTTCCATGACTACTTACCCGAATAGATGGCTCCGATGTACTTGTTGCGCAGAGGCAGGGCCGAGAAACGCTGCTGGTAGCCCAGGATGTCGCCACGGGCTTCGGGGTCCTTCTCGCGGTGGAAAACATCGACCGTACCCGTCGCACGCATCACCTCGGTACGAATCCAGGCGATCGACGCCATCGCGCTGTTCTCGCCTTTGGCCGAGCCGAAAGCCTGCTTCTTGCCCGTCGTGGTGTCGAACAGAGGCAGATGCGGGTAGCTGAAGACCTTGAAATTGCCGATCTTCCCGTCACGCATGTACTCCTTGTACAACTTGCGGTTCTCGGACTTCAGGTCGGCTTCGTGCTCCGTAGTCAGGACCAGGCACAGCTGCGTCATGTCGACCTCCATTGCCTTGAACTTCGCCTCGAGCAGATCGAGGTCGTCGAACGTCAGGCGACGGCGACCGTTGACCAGTTCACCAGTCGTCACCAGGACGGGCGTGAACTCGCCGTCCTGCAACGGGCACCAGTTGTAGGCGGCCAGTGCCCGACGCTTGCGCGTGAGGGCGTTCACATGACCGCGCGTCACACTCAGCATCTTGTCGTAGGCGGCCTGCATCTGCTCGATGTTGCGCACGACGGTGTTCTTCGTGTCGAGGGTATGCAGCAGGATGTCCTTCGGCACATCCTCGCGCTGCACGATACCGACCGGATAAGTGTCGTTGTCGATGAATACCTCCGGTTCGACACCTGCCTCGGCCAGGTGCAGCGTGTTGTTGTCGACCAGGGCACTGAGGTCTTCGGATTCGTTCAGGAAGTCACCCTCCTGAATGGGCTGCTCTTTGATGATGTCAACCCACAGTTCTTTTTCAATAGGCATATCTGTCTGATTTTGATTAGTTGTGCTTTTTCCGGATGGTCTCGAAAACCTCGGGATTCTCGGCTTTGATCTTCGCAAGGCCCTCGGGGTCCTCCTTCAGCCAGCGCAGGTGCGTCCAGTTCTGGCGATCGGCCGGAATCACGTTCCCGGCGATCTTGGTGACGGAAGCCGCCAGCGAGACCTTCGCGGGGATGGCCTTCAGGGTTTCCGACACCAGGTCGTAATCCTTCATGGCGAGCTCGACGTACTTCTCACGGGCGGGAGCTCCGATCCTGCCCTGTTCAACGGCCAGATTGACCATGTCCTCGGCGCGTTTCTTACGAGCTGCGTCGATCTCCTTCTGCAGGGCATCGGCAGTCTCCTTGTGTTTGTTGCGGTCGGCAGCCAGCTGCACGATAGCCTTGCTCATCGCCGTAGCGTCCGCGTCCTGATTGATGCCGAGCGCGACGTATGCCTCGGCGGAAAGGATGATTTTTTCCATTGGTTTGATATTGGGTTTTCGACCCTGCGGCGAACTCTCCGCGCAGAGTTTCACGATGTTGTCGACATGAAGACGCACGTCGCCATCTTCGACCAGATGGCCGTCGCCCGTGTAGATTTTGAGCGTCACGGCCCCGGCATTCGACGGCACGGAGGTTACGGAACCCTCGAACAGCTCCCACTCGGTGACATAGAGGTCCTCACCGCCTGCCGGATTCGTGCGGTACTCGGCCCGCAGGATGACGATGCCGGGCGATGCCCCGCGCAGGAACCCGCGCTCGACCTGGCCCTTGCGTTCTGCTCCCAGGGTGATCCCGTCGTCGAAGACGGGATCGGCAACAAGCAGTGCCCCCTCGACATGCAGGTTGTCCCAGCGCCCTATCAGACGGTTGAGATCGTGGTTGTCGAGCATCGGGGAATACTCCTGGAAGCGTTCGAACTTGCCGCCGCCGTTAAGCAGGAAAAAACCGTGCGAGTTCTTTTTCGTTTCGTCGTTAAAAATGAATTTCGGTAAAGCCATGCGCCTCATTTTTGATGCAAACATAGGCTTCAAAATCCGACGCAACAAAAAGGCTGTCAAGGTATTGAACTATTTTTCGCATTCGCGTTTCGGCATGCCATCTTTGCACAAAAAAGAGCATATGACAACCCCGAAACACAAATTATATACGGCGGCCTACAACTGTTTTGTAGAACAGGGAATGACCTGTGCAGGCATTGCCGAGTTGCTCGGCATTCGTGAGGCCACGCTGTCCGAATGGCGACGCGGTATGAAGTGGGACGAAAAACGCAAGGCCAGCCTGGCGGCCCCCGGAAAAATCCGCGAACTGTTGCTGGACGAGATGCAATGGATCGCCGAGGGAAACAAGGCCCGGCTCGATACTGACGGACTTTCGAAAGTAGCCAAAAGCCTGCAATACTTCGATGGCAAGGTCCCGCTGTCGGTGGTGATCTCCGTGTTGAAGGAGGTCGACAACTTCGTTGCCGAGATCAACCCCCAGGAGGTCGTGAAGATCACAGAATACCACCGCATGTTCATTCAGCACCGGGCGCAGGTCGATTCCTTAAAGTAACGGCACATGGCAGACATCGACAAGAAATTTCAAAAGCTCATCGACAACTACGAGGAGCATTGCCGACGCATCGCGAAAGCTTCGGTCGTAGACATCCACGAACGCCCCGCGGACAAGATCGCCCGCGTGAAACGTATCGAGAAGGATTACGTCACCTGGTTCGAGTACTATTTTCCGAACTATGCCAAGGTGCCCTGTGCGTGGTTCCACCGTCAGGGTGCGCAGGAGATCATCGACAACGACGTGATCATGGCCTTGTGGGAGATTTACCGATCCGGGGCGAAGTCCGTACACGTCGACATGGGTATTCCCCTGTACCTGATGTACACGGGCCGCCTGCGCTACATGCTGCTGATCGGCGAGACCGAGGACAAGGCGCATAAACTGCTCTCGGCATGCCAGGCGCAGCTTGTCTACAACAAACGCCTGATCAACGATTACGGCTGCCGCTACAAACAGGGCGACTGGTCGTCCGGGGAGTTCCTGACCTCCGACGGCGTACGCTTCACGGCTCTCGGTTTCGGTCAGGACCCGCGCGGCGTCCGCGAGGAGGAGCAGCGTCCCGACTATATCGCCGTGGATGATGTCGACACGCGTCGTCATGTCAACAACGACCGTCTGATGCGCGAGGCCGTCGAGTGGATCTTCGAGGATCTGATGGGATGTTTCGACGAGGCGGACGGATCGACCCGGAGGTTCGTGTATGCCAACAACAACTTTCATAAGAACAGCATCACAAACCGCCTTAAAAAGCAGTTCAAAATCCTGGCTGAAAAATCCCGGCAGGAGGGCGAAAAGCCCATACACCGGGTACTGACGGTGCCCGCCGTGAAGGACCTGACGACCTTCGAGCCGAACTGGCCCGAGAAGACCTCGGCAGAGCACTGGCGCAAAAAGTACCGCAGCATCCCCTCGCGGTCGTTCATGCGCGAGTATATGCACGTCCACGTCGAGGACGGCAAGGTGTTCAAGGCCGAGGACATTCAGTGGAAGAAGATGCTGCCCCTGAACGAGTATGACGCCCTGGTCTTCTACGGAGACCTTTCCTACAAGGCCCAGGCATGCCATAAGGGGATGATCCTCGTCGGCAAGAAAGACCGCGAGTTCCATTTCATCTACTGCTTTCTGCGCCAGCAGTCCCGCACGGTCTTGGCAAAATGGCTCTATGACCTGTACGAAACGACGGAGCTGCACAACTGCCGCAAGGTCCGCTATTGGATCGAGGGCCTGTTCTCGATGGACGAGTTCGTCAACGACTTCGATGCCGAGGGCGATGCCCGCGGATACTACATCCCCGTCAAGGCGGATAAGCGCCCGAAGGCTGACAAATACGACCGTATCGAAGCTACGCAGTCTTATTTCGAGCGCCGAAATGTGTGGTTCAATATCGACGAGCGGGACAGCCCTGACTTCCAGGAACTCGTCGATCAGTACCTGGCATTCGAGAAGGGCGGAGGTGCAGCCGTCGACGGCCCCGATGCGGCAGAAGGCGCACTCTCGAAACTCAATACCGTATTCCGGCAGGCAAAGGGGACCTACCGCGTCGGCATCCGGGCACAGCGTAAATACTAATCCAATATTCAACGACATGCGTAAAATCAAGTACATCGTGCTGCATTGCAGCGCAACCAAAGAGGGGGTGCCGTTCGGCATCGAAGACATAGACCGCTGGCACCGTCAGCGGGGATTCCGCAAGGTCGGCTACCACTACGTGATCCTGCTTGACGGTACGATCCGTAAGGGCCGCGACATCGCCCAGGTCGGGGCCCATGTGCAGGGCAGCAACGCCAACAGCATCGGCATCTGCTACATCGGAGGACTGGACGCTGACGGCAAGCCCAAAGATACCCGCACCGAGGAACAGAAGGCGTCGCTGTTCTTTCTGCTGCAACAGCTCCGCGAACAGTTCCCCGACGCCATGATCTGCGGACACCGCGACTTCTCGCCCGACCTGAACGGCGACGGGATCATCGAGCCGTGGGAGTGGATGAAGGCCTGCCCGTGCTTCGACGCCATCGACGAATATCAAAGCCTGTAAGCCATGTTCATCGAAAAGGAGGACTTATACACGGCGATCTGCGAATATCAGCTGCAGAACATCACCACAAGCGCCGTCACGATTCGTATGGCGATCCTGGCGGCCATCAACGAGGCGCGGAGCTACCTGAATGCCAAATACGACTGCGAGGCGATATTCTCGGCCACGGGAGAAGACCGTCACGCCACGCTTCTGGAGCACTGCAAGAATATCGCGGTGTGGAACCTATGCCGCCGGGCGAACACCGATCTGATTTTCGAGCAGGTCAGCGAATACCGCCGGGCGGCGATCGACTGGCTCGAGAAGGTTGCGGGCCTGAAGGGTACCGACAAGCCCCTCGCACCCGGTTTGCCGCTGCTCAAGACCGAAGACGGAGAGGTCCGCATCACTGCCCGGATGGGTAGCCGCCGCAAGTTCCGCCACGGCTTCGATGACTAAACACCGTTTAAATACCCTTTAATCGTTCACACAATGCAGAAAAAGAACAGAAGCAGGAAAACCCACGACGCCACGAATAAGACCGCGAATTTGGCCGTAAAAACGAATGGTCCGAAAACAGCCAGGCGGCGCGAGGGCTACATCCGCAGTATCGTTCCGAAAACCCTGTCGCGGACCCGGTCCGACATCGCCACCTGGCGGTCGGCGCTGCGCGCGGCGGATAACGTCGACAATCCGCGCCGGGCACGGCTGATGAATCTTTACGACGACGTGATGCTCTGCGCACATCTCACCTCGCAGATCGAACTGCGGCAGAAGGCGACGCTCCTGACACCTTTCGAGATCAAGGTAGGCGACGAGATCGACGACCAGGCTACGGCGGTCCTCAATGCGGCATCATGGGTCACGGAGCTCAACACCCACATCCTCGACAGCGTGATGTACGGTCATACGCTCGTGGAACTCACGACGACCGGGAACACAACCGAACCCGTGGCCGTCACCCTGCTGCCCCGGCAGAACGTGATTCCCGAGAAGGGGATGCTGCTGTTCCGGGAAGACGACAGTAAAGGCCTCCAGTACCGCGAGGTCCGGGAGTTTGGGAACTTCATCCTGGAGTTCGGCAAGGATCACGACTACGGCCTGCTGAACAAGGCCGTGCCGCACGTGCTGTTCATGCGCTTCGCGCAATCCTGCTGGTCGGAGCTCTGCGAGATATACGGCATCCCGCCCCGCTTTATGAAGACCGACACGCAGGACCCCGCCATGCTCGACCGCGCCGAGGCCATGCTGCGCGACATGGGGGCGGCGGCCTACTTCATCATCGACCGCACGGAGGAGTTCCAGTTCGCAAAGGGAGCCGACACCAACGGCGATGTCTACAACAACCTGATCGCCCTGTGCAAGGAGGCGGTCTCGGTGCTGGTGAACGGAGCCGTGATCGGACAGGACACCGTGAACGGCAACCGCTCCAAAGAGGAGAGCAGCATCCGGCTGTTCGAAAAGCTGGTGATGGCGGACCGTAAGATGCTGGCGGGATATTGGAACTCCACGGTGATCCCCGCTCTGGTGTACATAGGCATTCTGCCCGAGGGAAGCGTGTTTTCCTGGCAGCAGGAGGAGGACGTCGAAAAACTGTGGGCGATGGTCGTGCAGCTCCTTCAGTTCAAGGACGTGCCGAACGACTGGATCGAGGAGAAGTTCGGCATCGTCTGCACCGATAAGGCCTTCACCGTGCCGGGACAGCTGTCCGTGCCGCAGCCCCGGGAAGTCGATTTTTTCGCAACCGCCCCCTGATCGCGTACAGGGGGCTGCACGAAAGACTGGCGGCGGTCTACGGACTGGGTGATCCGGTGACGCTGGCAGCGGAGGGCGGCAAAGACAAAAAGCCTGTCGTGCGTCTGTCGACGTTCCGAAACGCCGCAAAGCACTTGCAAAAGGCCGGGGACTTTCGTCCCGACATGCTCGAGGATCAGCCGATCCGGACGCTGATCGACGAAATAACCGACGCCCTGATGGAAGGGGTCAACATCGGACTGAAGGATGCTGAAATTCCGACGGAAATGGCCGACAGGCTCGGGCGCGACGTGTTCGTGTTTTCGGGCTGCAAGACCTATCACGAACTGCGTGAGGCCTCGCAGCTCCTGCGCGATGATCGGGGACGGATCAAACCGTTCGGAAAGTTTTTCGAGGAGGTCCGACAGATACACCCCGAGTACAACGAACGCTATCTGGAGGCAGAACATCAGTTCGCCGTACATTCCGCGCAATCAGCGGCACAATGGGCCGAAATCGAGCGAGACGGGAATGATTACGATCTGCAGTACCGCACGGCCAACGACGGTAAAGTACGGCCTGCGCATGCGAAGCTCGAAGGACTGACCCGTCCGCAGGACGATCCGTGCTGGTCGGAGATCATGCCGCCGAACGGATGGAAATGTCGGTGCCGGGTCGTGCAGGTACGCAAGGGCAAATACGATTACACCGATCGGAACGAGGTTTCACAGCTTGTACGCGAAGCGACCACGGACCTCGACAGTCAGGGACGTAACCGCGCTGAAATGTTCCGTTTCAATCCCGGCATGGATAGAGTGATTTTCCCGAAACACCATCCGTATTACAACCTTTCAATCCAGGCAAAAACGGTAATAACCGATATGGCCGACAAGCGGGAGGTTAAAAATGGGTTTGCTGCCAAGACGATTGCCGAGGCCGAGGAAGCGTTCCGCACACAGCTCGGTGTAAAATGCCGCCTCGACGGATTTAAAAAATCCGACATGGCGCAGGTACAGGAAATATTTGCTTGCGTATCACACCATTTTACAGATTTTCCGGAACTTCGCGATAAAATCAAATTCGTAGGGTCAGTAAAAGGGCGCGTGGCAGCACTGGAGGATGTAAAATACACAGAGCTATGTAAACTAAATCCCGGGATGCAAGATGACGTATTGCGTAAGTATGCCAAGAACTGGGCGAAACGCATGGCCGGATGCAGTTCCTCTACGTATGCCTATTCATCAAAGAATTTTACTGAATACGCATTGAATGGTTTGGCTTTTAATTCCACTTGGGCTGGGACTAAGGTCAAGAAGCAACTGGAGTATGATGTGCAGCACAAATTTCATCCGGTAGGTTGTGACACGGTTAAAGCCGTTTTTGACCATGAACTTGGGCATAAAATAGACGAAATGCTTTCGCTGTACACTGATCCGGATTTTTTGGCTATCTACAATCCGGCCAAAGCTCAAGGAGAACGATTCATCGCCGATAACCTGTCGGCATATGCGTATTGCACCTCTTTCTTCCGTAAGTCCAATTACACGCCGCAAAAGGAATTTATTGCCGAAGCGTGGAGCGAGTATCGGAATAACGAAAAACCGCGACCTTTGGCAGTCGCGGTAGGTGAACTTATAAACCGAAAATACGATGCGAAAAAGCAGAACTAAATATCTGCAACTTCATATACGCGCATTGTTTCACGAGGCTTGTCTGTTTCGAAGACATAGCTACCATGCTGCCCTTCGAGTACCTTATTGTGAGATTCGGCATTATCGTATATCGACATTGGAATCACGTCGAATGCGGCGCACCGAATACCTCCTTTGAAATGCCGACAATCCTCACACTGATAAGGTTGCTCCTTTTCTATGTCAATCAGATGTTTCATAAAAGTTTGCGCTTTGCGCAAAAATAACGTTTTAAAACGCGAAAAGCAAGTGAAATGCCGAAATTATTTGATCTGAAGCGAAAAATCCTGACCGACCTGAAGGTCGAACTGCTCGACGAGTTCGACCGCAACTTCGAACGGCGGGC